GAGCGCATGAAAGCGCGCGAGCAGAACCGCCGCGACTTCCCGCTCGCGACTGCCGCGATGGATTCGCTCAATCGCGAATTCAACGACGGCATGCCGTCGTTCAACGCGCGCGTGATCTGGTGCGAGGAAAATGGCAAGACGCTGGGTAAGCGCGAATGATGCGCCGCCCGATGCCATTGCGCTACGAAACGCCGCGGCAAATTTTCGCCGCCACGTTCGTGTACGCGCACTTCCTGCTGTCGCTGCGATTCGGTCACGACGCGCTGCTCGACTTCCGCGTGCAGGCTGCGCGCCGGCATTACCTCGCAGCTGTGAGCGCGGAGCGGCAGGGGAGGCTTGCTGCATGAGCGACGCCTATATCGAATTCCTGAAAGCCAAGGTTGCGGTTGCTGCGAACGTTGGGCTTCCATGCGAACTCGCCGATGTGAATCCGGTGCTCAAGCCGCACCAGGCCGCCGGCGTCGTGTGGGCGGTGCGAGGAGGGCGTCGCGCGTTGTTCGAGGCCTTTGGGCTCGGTAAGTCGGTGCAGCAGCTCGAAATCATCCGCATCATTCTGGAGAAACTCGGCGGCGGCCGCGGCTTGATAGTGATCCCGCTCGGCGTGCGCCAGGAGTTCGCGCGGGATGCGATCGAAGTACTCGGCTGGTCGGCGCCGCCGAGATTCGTGCGCACAAGTGTCGAGTGCCAGGCCGACGGCATTTATCTTACGAATTACGAATCGGTCCGCGAAGGCAAGATCGATACGCGTGACTTCGCCGTTGTGAGTCTCGACGAGGCAGCAATCCTGCGAGGCCTTGGCGGCTCGAAGACGTTCCGCAAGTGCATGGCGCTGCTCGCCGGCGACTATCGCGAGACCGGTATCCAGACCGAAGGCATCCGGTTCCGTTTCGTGGCCACCGCGGTGCCGAGCCCGAACGACTACATCGAACTACTCGCTTATTCCGAGTTCCTCGGAATCATGGATATCGGAGCAGCGAAGACGCGCTGGTTCAAGCGCAACATAGAGAAAGCCGACGCGCTCACATTGCGCGAGAGCAAAGCGCACGAGTTCTGGACGTGGGTCGCGACGTGGGCGCTGTTCGTCACGCGGCCGAGCGACATCGATCCGACCTTCAGTGACGAAGGCTACGAGCTGCCGCCGATCGATGTTCGCTGGCACGAGCTGCCGACCAATCACAGCGACGCCGGTGCCGAGAAAGACGGTCAATTGCGGATGTTCCGCAACAGCTCGATCGGTGTGCAGGATCAGGCCAAGGAGAAACGCGATAGCCTGCCTTCCCGAGTCGCGAAGCTGATCGAACTACGCGCTGACGATCCTGGCGCGCACCGCATCATCTGGCACGACCTGGAAGCCGAGCGTGCGGCGCTGGAATCCGCGATACCCGAGCTGCGCACGGTCTACGGCTCGCAGGAGCTTGATGAGCGCGAATCCATTGTCGCCGAATTCGCGCACGGTGCGATTTCAGAAATTGCCGCCAAGCCATCGATGCTGGGCAGCGGCACGAATCTGCAGCGGTTCTGCGCATGGGCGATCTACCTCGGCATCGGTTTCAAGTTCCACGAGTTCGTGCAGAGCTTGCACCGCCTGCAGCGCTTCCTGCAAACGCGCACCGTGCGCGTCGACCTGATCTACACCGAAGCCGAGCGCGACGTACGCGGCGCGCTTGAGCGGAAGTGGAAACAGCACAACGAGATGGTGGAACGCATGACGAAGATCATTCGCGAGTACGGGCTCGCGCACGCGGCCGCGGCTTCGCAATTGGCGCGCTCGCTCGGCGTCGAACGCGTCGAGGCTGCCGGAGACAATTACAAGCTCGTGCACAACGATTGCGTGCTCGAATTGCGCGACATGGAATCGAACAGTGCCGACCTGATCGTGACCTCGATACCGTTCGAGGCGATGTACGAGTATTCGGATTCGTATCACGACTTCGGTCACACCGACGATCCGACGCACTTCTGGGCGCAAATGGATCACCTGACGCCGCAGCTGCTTCGCGTGTTGCGGCCTGGGCGAGTCTGCGCGGTGCATGTGAAGGATCGCATCACGCCAGGCGGGATCAACGGACTCGGGTTTCAGACGATATCGCGCGTGAGCGATCGCTGCGCCGATCACTTCGAACGCCACGGGTTTGCAGTACTCACACGAAAGACGATCGTCACCGACGTAGTGCGCGAGAACAATCAGACATACCGGCTCGGATGGTCTGAGCAGTGCAAAGACGGCTCACGCATGGGTGCGGGGCTGCCCGAATACCTGATGGTGTTTCGCAAGCCGCCGAGCGATCCGACAAACGGCTATGCCGATCTGCCGGTCACGAAGGACAAAATCGAGTTCACGCGCCCGCGCTGGCAGTTCGACGCGCACGGCTACATGCGGTCAAGCGGCAATCGGTTGTTGATGCCAGAGGATCTGGAAGGGCTCGACCAAGCAGCCATCTTCCAACTTTTCAAGCGGCACTCTCTCGAACAAATCTACGATTTCCGCCACGACGTCAAAATCGCCGAGCACGTGGACCGCTCAGGATGGCTGCCATCGAAGTTCATGCTGCTGCAGCCGCAGAGCTGGCATCCGGACGTGTGGGCCGATGTAGTACGGATGCGCACGCTAAATACCACGCAGGCGAATCGTTCGAAGGAACAGCACATCTGCCCGCTGCCGATCGATATCGTGGAGCGGTGCATCGAGCAGTACTCGATGCCTGGTGAAACCGTGCTTGATCCGTTCGCCGGACTCGGCACCGTTCCGTACTGCGCAGTCCGTCTCGGCCGATTCGGGATCGGAATCGAACTCGCGAAATGGTGCTTTCTGGACGCCGCGTCGTATTGCGCAGAGGCCGCGCAAAAGCTCGGCACGCCGACATTGTTTGATGCGCTTGAGCAACTGGAGCAAGCGGCATAAAGCGACCCAACCACCGATCAACCAAACGAAGGAGAAACTATGAAATTCGCGTTCAACAAACAGTGCGTGCTCGAGTATTGCAACGTGACGCGCGGGCACAACGATGGCGACCTGCCGTCATACCACCTGAAGTTTTCCTGCGACGCGCTGCCTGCCGAAGCAGCTGCATTCGCACTCGGCGGACGTTCCGAAGGCGAGATCGAGCAAGCCATGTTCGCGAAAGACGAGCCGCGCTTCCGGTATCTGGACTCGATGCCGATCCCGCGCCAGTTCGAGGGTCAGCACATGCTGCAGATCGACGACATGGAGCCGATGCGCCTGACGAAGCTGCACAAGATCGAGATTGTCCCGAACCAGTCCGGCAAGAACTTCTCCGGCACATTCATCTGCAGCATCGAGGATCCGGATGGAGAAACGCTGCGTGCACTCGGCCACATGATCCACAAGTCTGTGCAGGTCAACCTGGAACACGACCGCAAAGACCTCGCCGATCAGGCTGCCGATGCCGAGAAGAAGCCAGGCAAGGTCAAGAAGATCGAAGGCGCGGAAGCCAACGGCGCGGCCGCGATGCACTGAGCGCAATGACCGCAGCAGCCGCCAAGCCGCGCAAACCCGCAAAGCCGCAGAAGCCTTTGTATTTTCAGGCTCGACGCGCTTTGCTGGTCGATCACAAGACCGGCGAAGTGCTGCCGGAGCAAGTGAGCGTGCTCGCCCCGCTGACACAGTGGGACACGCGGGCAATGCGGGATCGTGGCTACAAAGTCGGGCAGACCGTGCGCGGGCGAATCGAGCGACCGAGAAATCCGAAGTTCAACGGACTCGCGCACGCGCTCGGTGCGCTGATCGCTGACCATTGCGAAGGCTTCGAGGGCATGGACGCGCACGACGCCTTGAAAAAGGCTCAAGCGGAATCCGGCATCTGCTGCGAGCAACCCACGGTCGAGATCGATCTGACGAGCCTCGGCATCGGCAAGGTGCATGCGCCGGTAAGTCAGCCGCAGTCGATCGCATTCGATTCGATGCCGGAGGAAGATTTCTCGAAGCTAGTGCTCGGCGTCTGCCAATACCTGCGTGAGAAATACCACGGCGTACCGCCGGGTGAGTTGGCGGAAATCATCGCTGCGGTCGAGGAAGGGCACGGATGATACTCACCAAACATCCGCCGCTTCGCTCCGAAGACTGGCGCGCCGCTGTGCGCACACTCGGTTACTGCGTCCGCTGCAACAACGCCTGCCAGCCTGATTGCGCGCATCGCAACGAAGGCAAGGGTATGGGCATGAAAGCCAGCGATGCAGCGTGCGCCGCCCTGTGCCGGCCATGCCATCAAGAGATCGACCAAGGTCGCGGCATGACGCGTGACGAACGTCGCTCAGAAATCGACCGTTGCATTGTGTTGACGCACATCGAGTTAGCCGATCGCGGAATTCTTGTTATCAATTTGGAGGCTGCATGACCTTTCGAGTCACCATCGGTTGCGACCCTGGCCAGTCCGGCGCGCTTGCGCTGCTCGCCGATGGTCAGCCAGCCGGGTTCATCGACATGCCGACCATGCCGCGCACGACCACGGGCAACGAGATCAATGCGCCGGAGCTGGCAGCGTTGTTGCGCGGAATCTTCAGCGCTCACCGCGGCGCGCACGTCCTGGCCATCGTGGAAAGCGTGCACGCCATGCCAAATGGCGGGACGGCATCCGCGTTCAAGTTCGGCGAATCGTTCGGGGTGCTCAAGGGCGTGCTCGGCTCGCTAGGCATCGGTTTCAAACTCGTGCAGCCTGAGAAATGGAAGAAGCACTTCAGGATTCACCGCAGCAAGGAAGAGCGCGCGGCGATGGGACAGGCGGCCTACAAGGATTTAAGCCGCACGGTGGCAATACAGCGCTTCCCACAACTCGCCGCCGAGCTGGCGCGCAAGAAGGATGGCGGTCGCGCGGACGCGTTGCTGATGGCGATCTGGGCTGCAGAGACAGAACAAGCCGTCATGCCGGTGGCCGGGTGAGCGATTACACGACCCCCGAGCGCGCTGTCGAGCGGCGCATCTGCGGGCGCATACGGTCTATTGTGCTGCGCGATCCTTGCCGGCACTGTTGCTGGCGAGAGGTTATTTTCGATAAGGCCATTTGCAGCGGCGCACCTGGCCGCAACTTCTGGACGTGCACGCGCGACATGCGCGAGCCGACATTCAAACTCGACAACGCGACGATAGGGGAAGCGAATGAATGTCCGTGAGCTGATTGCACGTCTGAACGTGCCGGCCGTGCGGTACGAAATGGGGCGCGGCGGAGTTCCAGAGCTAACAAACATCGATATCGCTGGGGCTTTGGGAATGATCCAAGATCATTTTGCGCGGGATGTGTTCTGCGCATGCTGGTGGCCTGACGGCGCAATTCGAACGCATCAGGATGTCGCGCGCGATGCCATGAACAGGATCGTCATCGAATATGCGAAGCGCGAGCGTGAAGCGGTCGCGGCGCGCTTGGAGCTGAACATCGCCCAATGCGCCGCCGAGGCGAAAGGTCGCATCACGCCGGCCGACAGGGAAATCCTGCGAAATTGCGAGATCGCAGTAAGCCGGGCGAATGGACGATGCTGGAAATGGAACTCTGTTGCCTATTGCCGTATGTTCGACGCGATCATCAAGGAAATTCGGTCCCCGCGGCTGTGCTGGGAATGCAATGGCCGCGGCGAGCGCGTGACCAATCAGCTCAAACGGCAGTGCGATGCGTGCGAAGGTACCGGGAAGCGCCCACAGTCAAAGAAGGCCAGAGCTGCGGAACTGGGCATCCCGGAGAAGGAATACCTTCGCGGCGTCGGCGCCGTTTACGATTGGGCCTACAGCCTGATCCACGACGCGGAAACGCGTGCTGCGCTGGCTTTCGCGATCGCAGTAGCACGCGAACCTGAGCCAGCGTAAAAAAGACATTGCAATGTCTCAGTTTTTCCGAATAATGCGCCCAAGCGGTTTTGTCACCGCAGAATTCTCAATGCCCGCCACGCGCGGGCATTTTCGTTTCTGAATTGCGCAGTTGGTTAGACGGAACGACCGCAGCCCCGCGTGATTGCCGCGCTGCTTGCCTGAGCCTCAAGAGAGTTTCATCGGGTCCCCACCCAGGACAAAGCTCGAACTTTCGCCAGCTGCGCAAACTTTAATGCCCCGGTCTTCGAATGTTCCGTTCCCCCTCGGACGTTGGATGGTTTGCCGCCGTTCCGCAACAGCGGCGGCGGGGCCCTTATTCTGGAGATACAGGCATGATTACCTTTCTGGCAATCGTGGGCGTTCTTGCGTTCTGCTATGCGCACTGGAAGTTGCACATCAGCATAGCGGCGATGAAGGCGGAGTTGCTCGCCGAGATCGCCAAGTTCAAGGGCTGATCGAAAAGTGTCCGATTTCGATATAGTCGATCGCCGCAGTGCCGATGCTCCGCGGGTGCTGGAACGGCACATCCAAAGCCTGCTGTTGGCATTCGTACTAGCGGCAATGTTCTGGGTCGGAAACTCCGTCCTGACGGCAAATATCCATCTGGCCCAGATCGATGAGCGCATTACGACGCTGCAATCGCAGATCGTCGCCACGTATCGCACATCCGACGCACAACGCGACGTGGCCGAGACGAACCGCCAGATCGACGGATTGAAAAATCGCGTCACGGCCATCGAAAGCGCGATCAACGGCCGCAAGACCACGCCGGAGCTGCAGCAATGGTCAAGGAAATGAACCTGTTCGCCGTGCTCGTGCTGACAGGCTGCGCGCCATTGCAGCCGGTGACAACTGCAGATTCGGTGCCTCCACCGAAACCGGAATTTTGCGCCGAGGCCGAGCCGATCATCGTTTCGCCGCTGGATAGACTCACCACAGCCACAGCGAAACAGATACTCGAGCACGACGAGCGCGGAGCGAAGCTGTGCGGATGGGGCAAGTCCCCGTGACATTCATCAATGTTTTTTGTTCGGTATTCGCTATCGGAATGTTTGTCGGCGGGCTGATCTGGGTATTCCAGAAGCGCCTGAGCGACGATTACAGCGACCCGTCCGGCTGGGGCGTATGACGTGCCGCGAATCAGTCGAGACGAGGCAGGCGCGAACGTAGCGGCGGTTCTGGACGCACTTGCTTGGAGCGAAATAGGGCCTGCGCTGCTCGCGGCTACGGATGACGGCTACAACTGTTTGGTCGGCGCGACTCCATCGCACCCTCTTACGTTCGGCGATTACAGCCACCATCCGCGCATTCTGAATCGCGCGGTGAGCTCAACTGCCGCTGGGCGCTATCAGTTCCTTTACGGCACCTGGTTTGCGCTGAGCCAAAAGCTGCACTTGCCCGACTTCTCGCCACTGAGCCAGGACTACGGCTGCATCGAGCTGATCCACGAGTGCGATGCGATTGCCGATGCAGCGGCCGGATATTTCGAGCGTGTCGTGCAGAAGTGCGCGCACGTTTGGGCGTCGCTTCCTGAAGCTGGCTACGGTCAGCACGAACAGCGCATGGCGGACTTGATCGAAGCGTACAAGCGCGCGGGCGGCGAGTATTTCGCGTCGTGACGATCATCGATTGCCTATACGGTCGATTCGATCCACTGTCATTCGTGTTGTTCTTTGGCACGCTGATGCTGCTCTACATCCTGTGGCGCGTGCAGAAGTCGGTGAATCAGGTCGACTTCGTGGATCTGGTGCTCGGCGCCGATGGCAAGGCGAGCTGGTCGAAGATGACAGGCATCGGCGGATTCTTCATTGGCACGTGGATCGTTACGTACGAAACGCTGCACGACAAACTTTCGGATTTCATGTTCCTGAGCTACTTCGCGGTATGCGTCGGTAGCCCGGTAGCGTTCGGCATCATCAATCGCGGCCAAGGCCGTGAGCAGTCTAAGGAGTGTGATCCAAATGAGCGAAGTCCTTAACCAATGGCTTGCGATCCTCGCGCCGCTTGATGCGTCCGGCGCGCTTGCTGCTCCGCCGTCTGGGTGGCAGCCGCCGACGCCTTCGGTTCAATCGTTGCCTGCTGGATTTCTGACGGCGCCGGACGCGAATGGGCTCGTACAGTTGGCGCAGGTCGAAACCGATCGCGCCGCTGCACTGGAATCGGGCGACACGAATTACATGGCGTGGGCCAACAGCATTCCGAAGCTGTGGGCAATCGACGACACCTTGCACGCGTTCAAGCTCACAGATCAGCAGAAAACCGCGCTCGGACAGTTCATCAGCAACGCAAACGTGCTGCTCGGACTGCGCGGTTGCGCCGACTGGGATTTCCACAACGAACTGGGCGGCACGGCCGGCAGTTTCAGCAACGGCGGCTTCATGCCGGAAACGCGCGGCGTGCATCTGCGCAATCTGGAAACAGCGCTGGAGCGCCAGCGCGCGCACGCCAAGGCCGTCGACATGGGCGGCAGCGGTAATGCGCCATGGGTCGCGACTCCGGCCGGCCAGCGCTGATGTTCTGGCTCAGGCTACTTGCGGTCGGCATTCCGCTGATCCTGGTCATGCTTGGAATGTGGATCGGTTTCGAGTCAAGCGAGCAAAATAGTAGCGCCGACGTGCGCGGTCCAGGCGAAGCCATTGGCCTGATGCTCATGGGCCTAGGCTTCGGTGTTGCCGTGATCGAATTACTGGTCCGGCTTGTCGTTCTATCTATTTCGTAGGTAACCACATGAAAATCTTTCGCATCGCGCTTTACTGCGCGACGGCAGTGCTTTGCCTGCTCGTTACCTGCGAACTGAGCAATGCCGCGCCTGTGACGGTCCAGCTTCCCTGCAGCGCGACCAGCATCGCATTGAACACTCCGCCGACGAGCGCGACTGCGCAATGCCCGAGTACGCCACTACCGCCGCCGACACCGACCAGCAGCGGTACATGCATCGCAGGCGCGAAGACTGACCTTCCTGGTGTAACGCTGATTTGTTCCGGTTCATTCGTTCGGCATGACGGAGCCTGTAACCCGTTGGCATCAGGATCGTGTCCGTCTGTAATCGGTCCGTACTCGTTCGCCAATGTGTTCGGACCTTGGCCGGGCAAGGATCACGCCTCCGACGACGAGATATTCAAACTTCAGACGCACCAGGCTCTATCGATTCCGTTTACCCCATCGCCAGGCCATTCGACATCGTTCTTCGTCGACACGACATACATGCCGGACAACAACGCCGTCTTCTCGATTAGCACCGTGCCCGGCTTGTTCAACAATGGCCGCAAGAACGGATCGACCGTGATCTGTGCGGCTGGCCACAATCCAAACCTCACCACATCGTCCAATGGACGCGCCAATGTGGGCTGCGTGCTCGACCCAGGCAAGCAGTATTGGTTGAACATGGCGCCTGGCATTGCGGTCAACAGCGTCTTCACGGGCTGCCAGATCACACCATGCGTAGTCGCGGTACAAGAGCAGTTTCAGGATTAGCCATGCTCAGCATTCTGCCGATGCTATGGACGTGGATACGCGGCCATTCGCCGACGCAGCTATTCCACGCCGCGTGCATTCTTGGCATTGCGATATTCGCGTTCTGGGCGGTTGTGCATGAGCGCAATGTCGGATACGACGAAGCCAAAGCCGAGGACGCGAAAGCGAACGCCACTGCGCAAGCGAGAGCCGATAAGGTTTCGACTGCAGCGAACGACAAACTGCACGCTGATGTGGCTGCGCTGGTTCAGCAATTGCCAGGATACCTGCAAGTCTACGGCGACAAGACCAAGCCAGCAGACTGCACGCCATACGCGTACACGCGCAAGCTCAAACTATGAGATTCGAAAGCCCTGTGGTTAGGAGTGTTGGAATGGCCGCGCTGGTCGCAATAGCCAGCGCAATCACCGGATGTAACACGACCAACCCGACGAAGCCGATTGACGTTCACTGCGACCAGCTGTGCTTCCAGCAGTGCGACTCACTCACCGCATGGGATGGCGACCGGGACGGCGATCGACTGAGCGCGCTGTTCGATGCTCACGACGTGGAGCATGCGCAATGCGACCAACACCGCCAAGCCTGCGTGAACTGCATCAACGCAGCCAGGGCAGCCAAGGCGATTCGGTAATGCGCATGAATTTTTTTCATCGGCAATCGCGGGTCCTTTCTGGAGACTTGCGCGAATAGCGGGTAAAGACGACCGCATTTGTCGTAACTGTTTGATCCGAAATAGTTTGTAAAGGGTTGCCGCATAGTGTCGATTGTCAGTGCCGCCCAGTTCGCTGAAATCATTGGGAAATCGCCGGCTTACGTTTCCAAGCTCATCGCTGCCGACATGCCGGTGCGTATACGTGGCGAGAATGGCACTGCGCATGAGATTGACTCGGCCGAAGCGATCGACTGGCTGATTCACCGAAACGACTCCGACCAGTCCGCGAGCGACCGCCTGCGCATCGCTCAGGCCGAGAAGGCGGAGTTCGAAAACCTGGTGCGCCAGGGTGATTTCATCAAGGCCGAGGCGCATGACGCCGTCATCGGTCACGTGGCCGGCGAGATCGCGCAGCAAATGTCTGCGCTTCCTGGCCGGGTCGCCGGCGTGCTTGCTGGCATCAACGAGCCGGCGCTGGTTCGCGCCCGCATGATCGAAGAATGCAACGGGGTACGCAATGCAGTTGCCAGCCACATGGTGGGCTTGGCGGGAGCGCTCGCAGCTCTCCGAGCTGAGCCTGCTGAAGTGGGCGCCGACGACGGCAGCGCCGGAAGCGACAACGCCGGACCGCTGGGCGAAGGAGAGCAGGAAGCTACCGAAGGGTAGCGCCGAGCCAGGTCCGTTCGACGCGACTCGCGCGCCTTGGTCGATTGCGATCATGCGCGCCGCGGTCAATCCGAAGGTGCGCAGGATTTGGGCGGCGGAAGGTTCGCAGGTTTCCAAGACCGAAGGCCTGCTGAACATCATCGGGCATAAGTTCGACACCGATCCGGCGCCGATGCTGTACGTCGGCCCGACGAAGTCGAACGTATCGAGCGTAATCGAGCCGCGCATTGCGAAGATGATCCGCGAGTGCGCTTCGCTGCGGTCCAAGACGAAGGCCGGGCGCCGGAGCAAGTTGATCAAGGAGATTGGCGACATCTCGCTGCGCATGGCGTGGGCTGGTTCGCCGACCGAGCTGGCGTCGGAGCCGATTCACACGGTATTGCTCGACGAGATCGATCGCATGAAGGCGATCAAGGGCGAGGGCAACCCAGTATTCATCGCCGAGGCGCGCATCGCAACGTTCCCGGATGGGCGCCTGATCGGCGCTTCGAGTCCAACGGCAGGCACCGTGGAAACCGAGAAGCATCCGGATACCGGCATCGAGCACTGGAAAGTGGCGAAGCCGGAAGACGTGCAGTCGCAGATTTGGCAGCTGTGGCAGGAAGGCACGCGGCATGAGTGGGCAATGCCTTGCCCGGACTGCGGTCAGTTCTTCGTGCCGCGGTTCAAGCTGTTGAAATGGTCCGAGAAGGCGACGCCGCGCGACGCAGGAAAGACCGCGCGACTGGTGTGCCCCAACTGCGGCACGTTGCACGACGAGAAGTCGAAGCACCGGATGAATGCAGGCGCGACGTTTCTCGCGCCCGGCCAGAGCGTGGTCGGGTACGACCCGAACAGGCCGGGTTCGCCGACGAACAGCGAACTGCAGACCGGTGATGGCAACGGTGATGTCGTCGGTCAGCTCGAGGAAACGGAGGTTTATAGCTTCTGGGTTTCCGGTCTGTGCTCGCCGTGGCTTACATACGGCCAACGTGCTGCGTCTTACGTGCGCGCGGTGCGCAGCGGTGACCAGGAGCGCGTGCGCGCGATCATCAACACCGGTTTCGGTGAGTTGTATGCGCTCAAGGGCGATGCGGCGAAGCCGGAGGATCTGCGCGAGTCGCTTGGAGCGCCTTATCCATACGGCACGGCGCCGAAGGGCGTGCAGCGCATCTTCGTCACGGTTGACGTGCAGAAGGATCGCTTGCCGTTCGTTGTGCGCGGTTGGGGTTACGGCTTCGAGACATGGCTGATCGAATGCGGCGAGTTGTACGGGGCCGGCGAAACCGATCAGCGAGACGTCTGGGACCGCCTCGAAAAGCTGTGCATGCGCATCTACAACGGCATACCGGTTCACGTGGTCGGCGTCGACTCGGGCTTTCGCACCGACGTCGTTTACGACTGGTGCTTCAAGCACGGCGCCAATGCGTTTGCCATCAAGGGCATGGACTCGCCGCGCAAGATTTTCAACAAGAACGAGATCGAGTTCTCGCGCGTCGGCAGCAAGACGATCGCGAAGGTCGCGTTGTGGACGATCGCCGACAAGCACTTCAAGGCATGGGTGCACGGTCGGCTGAACCGTCCGCAAGATGAAATTGGCGCGTTCCATATCCCCGAAGGCGAGTGGGATTACGCCGCCGAGTATTGCCGCCAATTGGTTGCTGAGCAGCAATTGCGCTTGGCGTCAGGTCGCACGATCTGGATTGGCGGCAACAAGCAACACGATTTTCTGGACTGCGAAGCAATGCAGGCGTTTCTGGCGCATGCGAACGGTGTGCGCGATCTGCTGCCGCTCGATGCGCCAGCACAGGCGCCAGTCATTCGCGCACCTCAGCGGCCTGTCGTTCGATCATCTGGAGTGAGCATTTACTGATGGGCATCTATGCTGACGAACTCGCGGCAATCCGAGCTGCGAAGGTAGCTGTGCGCGGCGGCGGCCAGAATGTTCGGTACAAAGATCGTCAGGTCACGATGGCCGACTAT